GGTTCAGGGTCACTGCTCGTATGTGCAACACTGGACGGCCTTACCAGCCAACAGATCATAGACAGTGGCACTCCATCCGGTTGCATAGCAATCTGGTCATCTACCGAGGGCACAATCCCGTCTGGTTGGTTATTGTGTGATGGCACAAATTCGACCCCAAATTTACAAGATCGATTTGTCGTGGGGGCGGGAGGAAATTATTCAGCCGGTAACATGGGAGGATCTGATACCGTAACCACGACAGGCACTATTTCGATTGCGGGACATTCGCTCACCGCATCTGAAATACCCAAACATACGCATGGATCGATAACAGACTATTATGCAGCGGGTGCTACCAGTTCATTAGGTGGTTCGGGTACCGCCATGCCACTCATAACCGGGAATTCCGACGTAGCACGCAACACAAGCGCAACCGGATCGGGTGATGCTCATAATCATACAGCCACGTTTACGGGCACGAGTAACCAAGACACAAGACCACCATTTTATGCTCTCTGTTTTATAATGAAGGGTTGATTAAAATGAGCTACACAAAGACCACATGGGAAGATACAACTCTTCGATCTGCCCGCCTCATGAATCATTTGGAGAGCCAATGGACCACCATCGCGGCGGAAGCAGACGCGCACAATCACGATACTCGCTATTACACCAAGACGCTCGCAGATACCACTTTTTACAGCACCTCATACTATACCGGCTTTGATGCGGATCTAGTGGATGGCGAACACCTGGCAGGCTTGGTGGCCGAGATCCTGCCTATTGGCGCGATCATGATATGGTCCGGCTCCGACAGCGACGTGCCGGATGGATGGTATGTCTGCGATGGGAACGCACATGGTGGATATACGACCCCGAATCTTACTGAGCGATTCGTAATCGGGGCAGGAGGCTCCTATGCGGTAGGGGATACTGGCGGACCTGCCACTTATGATGGCACCATAACGCCAACTGGGGCAGTTACCATCGGAGATCATACCCTGATCACTGCCGAATTACCATCGCATACACACCCGTACTCGGAATATTATTCTCCGGTGAATAATCATATCGCGTCGTCAACATCTACTTATTACACATCAGTGACTAGCACAACCCGAACCATAAATGAGCAAACTTCTGGGGGCGGGACGCACGGGCACACTGGTAGCACCGCAACCATCGCTGCGATCGATCCAAGACCGGCATACTATAGCCTCTACTATATCATGAAGTGTGAGTAGGTGACTTATGGCTTATACTCCGAATCCAACGTGGACTTCATCAACACCACTGAGCACTACATGTTTCAATAATCTTGAGACGCAGTATGATGAATCCGCTGCATATCTCGCCTCTCATAATCACGATGGTCTCTATCAAACGAAATCTGAAATGGAAGCGGTATATTGGTACTCCGGGAACACTGGGCCCGGTACTGGCAGCGATGCGGATATGATCTATCATGCTGATGGAAATATGCACATCAGTAGTTTCTACGGCCTCGGAGTGCCCACCGGGATTATCATGCTTTGGTATGGGGCGTCCGGGGCGATCCCGTCTGGGTGGGCGCTATGTAATGGATCAGGCGGGACAGTTGATTTAAGGGGCAGATTCGTGGTTGGGGCCGGGAACACATATAATCCTGCAACCTATGGCGGATCGGCGACTTTTACGGTGGCCGGAACAGTAACTGTAAATGCCCATGTATTGACAACGGCTGAAATGGCATCACACGTGCACCCATTCACCGACACTACGCCATCACAAGGAGCATATCCGAATGTATCTAGCCCAATTTCGCCTATCAACATAATAGGGGCCAATGTTGCAAATTCCGGCACAACGAGTGCAACTGGAAGTGGCACGGGACACGGGCATAGCAGCGTAGAAGGCACAAGTTTCAGCGGAAATGCAGTCGCTTCGCTGCCGTTTTATTACGCGCTTTGTTATATCCAAAAAATCTGAAAAGAGTTAATGAGTGCCGAGCGCAGACTTCCGCAGCTCGATCTCATTTTTTATGCAATCGACCCGATAGCCCGCCTTTCGATAGGCCAGATTGGCCTTCCAGAGTTTGCCTTCGGCCTCCACCCATTTTGCAAACGCTTCTGCGGTACCTTTGCGGATCTCAGCATTCGCGCCTACTGGATCAGACTTGAGGAATTCCTTATACTTGTACTCAAGTTCGGCCTTGAGCGCATCATGCTCGATTTTCGCATCCCGGTGTTTGAGTTCCGCGGCGGTCCTTGCTTCATCTCGGATAGCAAGGTCTTTGTGAGCTTTGCGATTTTCTTCTGGCAGATTGATCTCTTTCATAACCATCCCTCTTGCCCAAGTGGCAAATTTGCCCTCTGCATCTGAGTTTCCGTCAACTCATAGCTGGATTTGGCAGTCAGAGTCGTCGTCTCTGTGGATATCTTTTTATTGTGCTCGGATAGATCCATCCAAGACTTGTTCTCAGGCGGCTCGATCGCGGACCCGCCGAAGATGGGCGGCAACACATAAGCAGGTGCCGGTTCTTCGCCCACATACTGGCAGCCGGCGCCGCGATAGAAGGCATCAGTGGTCTTGAGGCTTGGATCGGGTGCCAAAAATGGCACGCCATTGGAACCATCTCTTTGGTCGGCCATTGCAGGAACCAGCACCAAGAGCAATACCAGTATGGCTTTCATTGGAAGATCTCCGGCAAAGTGTAGTTGCTGGTAGGGATCGGGGCAATGACCTTCTCCATCGCCTCGCTCTCATTCAGGTTCTCAAATAGCTCGGTATTGTATTCAGCTACCTGAAAATTGTAGGCGGTAATATCGGTCGCCCTGAGCCGCGCCAAGCTCCAGCCATCTTCCAGTCCCCGGAAATAGGCAGATTGTTTTTCACTCATGGCGATGCATGGCATGATTAGACATGCCAATAATATGATTGCTAATATCGATTTCATTCAAATCATCTCATTTCTCAATTTTCTTAATAGGCACAAACCCATCGACTTCGGGCACTCTGTCCTCTCTCATCCAACCGTCTGGTATCGGCTGGTCCTTCCCCCACAGAGCACGGTTCGGTTCGCCCATGATGCCGCGCTGGTGCCATCGTTGGATCAGTTCGCATTGCTCGATCAATTCAAATATTCGATACATATTGTTATGCACGAATACAAGAAATTCGGCATTGTGACTTCCAAATTCTCCAAACGACCCCACGAGAAACCCAGTCATGGCTTGCTCTTTGTCCGTCAGCACAACCTCATTGGTCATCCCGAGGCCATATTTGGATTTATGAAACCAATTGCCATCGGTGGTTTTTTCATATTTTTCTTTTAGATCGGCCACGAATTTCTTCATTTTCCCGCCTTGCTTCCCATGTCTGCCTGTTCGCATTGCTTGGCCCATTTACCGTTTTTGAATATCCAAGATCTCCCATTTTGCATGTTGAACCAAATGGCGTTCTCTTCCGCCTTCCAGCAGCGTTCCTTTTCATCCCAAATCATGGAATGGCCTTGGTGTATATTATCGGGCTGCGAATATGGTCGGAAGCATCTATCCTTTTCATCCCACCACATCGGCTCAGGCCCGGCGTAATAGGCTTGGGCTTCCTCACACCAGATGGCAGGCAGTGGCCTATCGATCGCAGCCCTTTCACATCTCTTCAATAGCTCCTTCCCCGCCTCTGATTCGAATGTGGCAAGAATCTGGTCAGCGATTCTATTCACGGCCTCTCCCAATATCTGGAACGCAACCAACATATGATCGACAAATATACCGAGATTCTCATAGAAGATCTCGATGTCTATTTGCTCTCTGGTGCCGATGTGGGCGATTTCCAGATCACAATGACGAAGTTCAACGATCATGTATCAACCCCTCTTTACAGTCGGATATTTAACAACAGGCACGTCTTGATGAGTTCCGTTTCTGAATATCACTCTCATCATTTCCCCATTTAGAACCTCGATCTGCAATACAGTTGTGTCGTGCTCCTTTATCCATTCGTTTAGAGCCTTATCCAAGCTCCGATAATCACGCATCCTCTGATATCTCTTCAGAGTTTCATGATTTTCATCATCCAGCGCGATATTCACTCGCGGCATAATTCATAGTTATAATTATTAGTATAAGTATCTTTCCATCGGAGATGTTTCATGTCCACAACCACAACCTATAATGAATATGTCAAACTCGACAACAGTGAGGCGGGCTTTGCGTCCCAAACCCATACCAACCTAGACCTCATCGATGCTGCCAGCGCGAAGATAGAGAGATTGGGCGCAAGAGCCCCACAAGTCGGGGACGATCTGGCAGATGGCTATTCCATAGGCAGCAGATGGTTCTATGATGGGAAGGAATGGGCCTGTCAAGATGCGAGTGTGGGAGCAGCCGTTTGGGTGCAAATCTATCCAGCCACATCGACATCCATCGAAGAGGTGCCAGATGGGACGAAAAATGGCACAAACAAGACCTTCACTCTCGATCACACGCCAGTTGGAGCGGTGGCGATTTTCTATGGTGATGTTGGCGGATGCACACGAATGCGGTATGGTACAAATTTCACGGTTTCGGGTACGACTATAACACTCATCACATTTGCGCCGAATGATACGGACGGCGATGTATTCTTCGCTAGTTATAATTATGTTGCATAGGTGATTTAAATGAAATTTGCAATTCTCATAATCTTTTCCCTGCTGATAGGCAGCGCGGGAGCGATCAGATTGGATCAGGTAACGCCGAGTGACTATGACATGTATTCCCACAAGTTCACGAATATGTCGAATGGCTCTGCCATGTATGATGCTATGACCGTGGGGCAGGGTTGGAATAAATTAAATAAAACAGATGCCTCCACTGATTCTGATATTTCCCTCATCTGGGGTCCATCCAGTCGTATATATGCGGTTGATAGTTCTGGGTTATTTTTTGCCCAGGATACATATGGTGCTGACAATACCGCATTTATGCAGTCGATCAGTGCTCATAACAAAGCTCAATATAACGGTGTAAATCGTGGTAGAATATCGTTTAAATATATTCCTTCAATAAAATTATCCGACACGATATATTTTACTGACGGCATCTTTCTGGATTGCGGCAATACGCTATTCGATATCACTAGTTGTAACGCCAATGCTATACAGTTTGGAAATGCGACAACTACATACACTACGTATTTGAAAACAGGCATCACCAATGCCCGATTTGTTACTACTACTGGTTACGGAACGCATACTAATTCTACAGCCGTAGTTGCATATAACATCGTAAATAAATTATCCATAACGGATATATATTCCGGTTATGGACATAATGTAGTTGCTGTCTATGGTCCTGCATTTTCAGCGCAGATAAGAGACATTACAGGATTTTGCAACAATGGGACATTCATCAGGCTCGATATCGCAAATGGTGATGGACCAAATGCCGCCATTATTGAGCATTGTCAAAACACCAACGACGGGGCATTTAAAAATGGCACTGGCGTTATCATCGGTCATCTTCCTTATTCTTCTACGGTTCGTGATTGTTATTTCGAACTGATGTCATACGGTATTAACGTATCTGGATATGATACAACTATTGAAAATACGTTCTTAAGTTCCAAAGTTGTGGATATTTGTATAATTGATAATGAGAATAACATATGGGGCGATGATACTCATATCGATAAAGTTACTTTCTATGGTTCTCCTACTGGGGGGAATATTCTATTTGTTACGCCTGCGATGTATATCATTTCCAACGTGTGGATTACCAATTGTCGTGCGAAATTGGTGGACGCGGTAAAATTCATATCGAGTTCCGGCAGTGTCTCGCCGAATATGTTATTCATCGATGGAAATTCCGCTCAGCTTGAGAATGCTGCTAGATTTGTCTCGATGGGGGAGCTTTATAGCTCCCATATAACGAGAAATAATATATTTTCCAGTGAATCCACTCCTAATTGCAAATTTTTAGTTGTAGCATCTGGTAGTAGAAATATTATATCAGAAAACGTATTGTACAAACTGTCAACATGGATAGAAGCAGCAAGTATGACTAACTCGATTGCGACGGATAACAATTTGATATCATGCACTACCACTACAACTACAAATTCAACTGGATGGAAGATAACAGATAACAATGTTGTCTAAAAGGTCGTGAAGAAAGGCAAGCAGCCTCTCTTCCCAATTTTGGGTGCAAAATTCCAAGAAATAACATTGGCAAAGATGCCATTCTGTACTGATATTCTGAAAGCAGAAGGAGATTTATATGAAGACACTCTATATACTATTGGCATTAGTTCTGCTTAACCAACAAATGGATGGAAGGAAATCAGTTCCGGGGCACTATATTTGCTTGCGATGAAATTGGCGTATGGTATCAGTCTGGTGGAGATCATGCATATGCATTATATGAAGGGGTTATAGATTGCGTCTCTGGACCTGGGACGCCAACTGACGT